TATTGGGGTGGCTTTCGGGGTTGCTCGTCCCTTACGGAACTTTTAAATCCAAGGTGCTCAATTAAGAGGTAGCCTTGGGGTTGTCACTACAAAGTCAGTCTAGTCTCGTCAGCTTGACTGGGGGTTTGTAGTTAGTTTATTTAATAGGTTGAAGAGAATAGTCCGCCCGTAGCGTAACCCATATCTCCCATTTGTTGATACTCTTGTTTTGCAGATGAGTCATCAGAATCTTCTTCTGCTTTAGACATCATCTTACGTAGCTTATCTACGCCTAAGTGTTGTACTGCTTTAGCTGTAAATACAAACTCACCATCTGATAACTTAGCATTAATAGAATCACTAGTCTCTGTACCAGCTCCTTCTACTGCACCATCACCTGTAAACTCAGGCATAAGAGTAGTACTTACTTTATTAAGAATACCTTCTAACTCTGGATAGTCAGACATTGCTTGCCCTAATATCTCTGTATCTTCAGCAGACAATCCTAATTCTGATTCTTCTTCCATTGGGTAATCCATTGGTATATCTTCTTCAAAGTTCAATGGAACTTCTGGGGCTAACATAGAGCCTGTATCATCATAATTCATAATTTCACCACCTTCTGCGTATCCTCGTTGTTCTTTTCTAAAGTCTTCTAAACCTCTAGTACGTTCTTCTTCTTTATCTTTTATAGTTTCTCGAGTAGCTTTAACCCAATCAATAGCTTCATTAATCATAGTACCTATACCATAACCAGCTGCACCAGCTGCTGCTGTCATACCTGCAAGGGCTAAACCACCTAACGCATACCCTTGTTGTGTTGGGCTATAGTTATATTGTTCTTCTATAGGTGTTGTAGGTACTACTCCTTTTCTTGTTATTCCNTTTTCANATTCTGGGTANTGTGANTCCATCTTCCATANTCTTGATGANTCATCTAGTAGACCGCCTTCTGCGAATCCTTTTCTTTGATATGGTGACATACTTAATAGTTGTTGTTTCATTTCTTGTTTCCCTGGTATATATTGTGACATACTTCCGTATATAACAGCACAAGCATTCTTATCACCGCGTTGGCAAGCTCTCATTAATTGCTGTGCTTGGTCTGCTTGTTGCTTAGCTTGTCCTTGTTTACCTGATTGTGTTTGCCAAGAGCCTGCTATAGTCTGTTTACCTAATGTATCTTTATCTGTATACCAATCAGTCTTTTGTTTTATAGAATTATAATCAGCTTTGTCATTATCTTTAGGTACATACCCTTTAGCATACTCTTTCCAAGTTCTAGTAACATCATCTTTACCTTCTTCGGTAGTAGTCTCCTGCATCTCCCTTTCAAACTGAGTAAGCTGTTGTTCTGGGATATCTCCTGAGTGGTCTAGTAAAGCCATTACTTCTTCTCCACTTGCTTACGCAGTAGGAGGAGCTGACGCAGAAAATGTACTTTCCCCTGGCTGCGGTACATCTCCCGTTCCGATGTTGCCATCGCCATTGCCTGTAACACCTTCACCTGCTCCACCTCCAGGTATTCCTCCACCTTCACCCATAGGGGATTGTTGACCATTTGTTCCAGGTGGTTGCTGTTGATTTTGAAGTCCGATAATTTCTGCATAGATTGCTGCCTCTTCAGGTGAGTTGATTATTTCTTCAGGGTCAAAGTCAAGGCTGTAAGCCAACTCTTGAATGATTTTAGAAACTTTAACGAATGGTGCAACAGCTGGGTTTTGTACTGATTGAAGGAATGTAGTAAGTCTTTGAGACCTAACTTCCTTCTGCATAAGTGAACTAGTTCCTGTAGCTTTAATTTCGAGGTCGCCAATAACATTTAATTCTCCTTCATAGAATTGCATATTCCATTGATAGAATGCAACACCTAATGGTTTTAATAAGAAGTCATCAAGGTTCTTGACAACTGTTTTTATATTTAGTGAAGCCGCACCCATCAACATAGACATACCAGATGCAGTACGTGTCATACCTTGTACACCTGTATTACCGTGTGAATACGATGGGATTCCTGTGGACTCATCAGATAACTGTCTGAATCTATCAAACATTTGCATATTCTCTGGTGCAGTATTTGGGAACTTCAACCCATAAATTGACTGACCAGGCATACCTGCTTGTCTCTTGAATATCTTACCTGGGTAGATATCCATTGATTGTCCTGCTACTAATGCAGCTTCGTCTATGTCGAAGACTAACGAACCAGCAAGAGCTAGGTTATCGATAGCCATTCTTGCGTGACCATTCATAATCTGTTGTGAGTCTTCCATATTCTCTGGTACACCTACACCCCAGAAAGAGTATGGGTTCTTCTCATATGGTACAGCATTGTATGGTAGTCTACTTGGTTTAAAAGGATTACCTACTAATCGTAGTATCTTTCCTTGGCATACCCAAGCATTAACTTGTATTTCTTCTAGGTCATTAATACTGTCATCGATGTCTAAGCCTGCATCTCTAGCATACTCGGCATCCATAACGCCCCAGTATTCTAGTACTTCAAATCTATCTGTGTCTGTGAATGAGGCTGAGTTGTTATCTAACTTAATCTCATCTTCAAATGAGCGCTTCTGATAATTATAACCTTGTTTAATACACTCTGATATCTTAGTCTTATCAAAGTAAGGTCTATTCATTAAGGCTCTTAGTTGAGACTTGTTGTATTTATGTCTATGTATTGACCATTCTGCACTATCGATATCTGTTGCGTTAGGGTCTGGATAGAAGTCCCAAGCACTAACAAACTCTAGTCTAGGTACTCTTACTTCTTCAGGGGTATACTCTCTACCACCTTCCTCGCTAGTAGTCCACTTATGTATAGTCTTATTGTAATTAAATGGACCTTTGATAATACCAGTACCTAAGAGTACTGATTCAAAGATAGCGTTACGTAATTCAGTCGCTCCGTTAGACTCTTCAATCTGGTCGTGGATTAACTTCTCCATTCTACGTGCAGCTATCTGAGCTGGTTGTATCTGTGGCATTTCAGGTGCTCTCGCTAACCCTTCGAGACTACTGTATCACCTTCTTCATTTTGGTACTCTTCTTCAAGAGAGCCTAAGAATTTATCTGAATCGGTCTGGATTGCTCCAGGGGCTAACGTCTGTCCATCACCTTCAAAACCTACATCATAAGGGTTAAAGTTTCCTACGTTGTCTTCTGTAATACCTTCTTGTGGTGTGTAGTCTAAATTACCCTCTAACTCTGGAGAGATATCTTGTGGACCACCTGTCTTCTCTTGTAGTGGATTTAGATGTGCGTACTCTGCAATACCATCTGGTAAGATAGTCTCTTGAATTTGTAGTGGGAACTTAGCTCCTGAGAATACAACATCAATTAATTGCCCATAGGCAGCAAGTACTTTAGTCTTAGTAACTTTAATAAAGACCTTAGACTTCTCATTCTCTTTGAACTTAATCCGCTTATTATAGACTCCGCGATAATTGTGGTATGCATCTAACCATCTCCTCTCGTCATCCTTTCTACCTCTCTCTGCTGAATCAAATCTTTCTTCTACTAGTCTAGCTAGGTTAGATATAAAGATTTCACTGACACCTTCTTCTACAGGGGGAGTATTAACTANCTCATCTGCAGATACAAATGGCGTTTCAGATTCATTGATGTTTAAAGGAACTGGTTTCTTTGCCATTTATATTAGATAAAATTATAACTTGTATATACTATTATACACCTGTTTAAGGGTTTTGTCAACCCCTAAAGTGAAAATAAAGTGAAAATAGTTTGAAAATAATTATAAGTCATTGATTAATAACCAAAAGTAGAATCAGCCATTTGTGGTATATCTAAGTTCTTTTTAAACTCAAACATCTCATTGAATGTAGTAGAGCGTGGTCTAGACATAATAAGATAACGTAATGCATCATAGGCGTGGTCTGCTGCTTTAGTGTCTACGTCTTCTGGTCTAGCTCTATCTACAGGTATTGTTTGTAGTTCTCTTATTAGAGAAGGACAGTTATTAAAGATTTGCATCTTAGGTCTACCGTCTGTCTTATTCTGTTTAAGTCTCTCGTGTATCTGTACCTTACCTGCTAATCTATTCTTATCTGCTGGTCTAAGCTTATGTCCTGCTCTAACAAGTATCTCACCAATAGTAGGACCAGTATAACCAGTTCTGTTCCAAGCAGCGGTATCTAACACACCAGGGATAGAATGTGCATCACCTTGTTCATAGGCTGTTATTCTTTCTGCTAAGTCTTCACCTGTTAATCCTTTTTGATATAACTCTCTATAAATAATAAGAGTATCATCACTAGGGTCTACAGCTGCCCAGATAACCGCGGACTCTGCAGCGTATCCGTAGTCAACGCCCTTAAGTCTATTCCAATTAGGGGGTATATCAAATGGTGGTATAACGTGTATGGAAGTATCGAACTCTACAAAGGCAGCCCCTTCATTAATATCCCAGTTACCTTCTAACAACTGCTTACGTTGTACAGGAGGTAGAGATGCTAACATCTTCTTATAGTCTGTACCAGATAGATAAGGGTTGTCATCTAACAAAGCAGGAATAAACTTCCTAGTCATATCATCCTTACCAATGAATGATTCATTAGCAGGCGCAGCTTCAATGTATCTTTTCTTTACCCAATGAGCACCAGCACCACCAGGGTTAGCAGTACATCTCATATAGGTTTTAATCTCTGGGTCTGTTGTTCTAAGTCTTGATGCTAAGTAGTTCCAAGCAAACTCTGTAGGTAAGTGTGTTATCTCATCAAACCCTATCCAACTATATGCTTGTCCTTGATATCTATATACGTCTGCATCCTTCTCAAGGAAACTAAACTGTACTGTAGCACCAGAAGGAAACTTCCAAGTTCTATCTACTTC